GCGCCGCTGCCCGCCTCGGCCTCGGCGGCCCGGCGGCGCTGCTCCTCATACTCCCGGAGCTTGGCCGCCCGCTCCTGGAGCCGGGCCCGCTCCGCCAGGGCGGCGTTCAGGTCCAGGGCCTCCAGGTATTTCAGCCGCACCGCCTCGGCAAACTCGCTCTCCACCGTGGACAGGACCTCCAGATCAGAGGCGACCTTGCCCTCGGCGGCCACGATGGCCTCCCGGATTTTCTTCATGCTCCAGGCGGTGTTGTACCACTCGTCCCGCCACAGCCGCTCGAAGGGGAGGATGCCCTTCAACTCGCCCACGGTCTCCTCATAGATGGCGGCGATCTCCGCCCGCTTTTCGGCCCGCCGCTTCTCCTCGTACTCTTTCAGCTGGCCGTCGATGGCGGCGATGGGCGCGTCCACCAGCTGCACCAGCTCCTTCACTCGGCCCTCGAACTCGGTATAGGGGGCCATGCACGCCTTTTTGACTTCCTTCCGCTTGGCCTCGATGGCCTCCCGCAGCTTGTTCAGGTCCGCCCGGTCCTGCTTGGCGGCCTTGATGCCGTCCTCGGTGACCACCAGCCCCCGGTAGAGCTCCATCCGCTCCGCCAGGGCCTTTTTCAGGTCCTCGAAGTTGAACTCCAGCACGGCGGGCAGCGCCGTGGCGAGGTCGGTCTGCATCACAAATTCCAAAGTTTCCATGTTGTCCTCCTGCTTCTCGTCCCGTTACGCCTGGAAGGTCTCCAGGAGCTTGCGGGCCAGTCTGTTCACCCGGTCAGATTTCCGCCGGACCTCCTCCAGACTGTCCCGGAAGCATCTCACGTCTTTTTTCTCCGTGGGTGCGCCCCCTTCTGCGTCGCCCTCGATGATGTCCAGCACCCGCGAGAGCATCGCCGCCGCGTCATCCAAAGTCTCCGACACATAGGCGGAGACCCCGGGCAGGGGCTCGACAGGCGCAGAGGCCATACACACCGCATTTTCCATGCTCATAAAAAATCTCCTCTCGTTCTCGGCCCCGACGGGAGCCGGATTTTCAGCGGGGGCTTCCTGCGCTCCTGGACGCACCGCCAGAAGTCATCGTCCCCCTCCTCCACCATCCTGATGTCTGCCAGGGCGTCCGCCCGGTCGATGCGGTAGTGCCGCGTTTCCTTGCGGTCATCCCCGTCCGCCGTGGTGTATTTCAGCTGGGCCAGCAGCTCCACGAACTCCCACCCGGCGGCCAGCATCTGCTGGCACACCTGGGCATAGTAGTAGTCGGGTATCTGCCCCTTCCAGCGCTCCCAATCCAGGGCGGACATGATCTCCGTGGTCTTGATCTCCAGCCCGCCTCGTGCCCCGGTGGCCCGCTCCACCAGCTCCCCGTCCGGGGTGCAGGTGATGTAGGGCTTGTCCGGGTGGTGGTAGACCAGGAAGGGGGTAAAGCTCATGTCATACTCCGGGTGGTCCAAGGCGAACAGCTCCCGCAGCAGCGGCTCCGCCTCGGTCCCGTATCGGACATAGGGCTTGTCCCCGATGTCCTCAGGCACCGTCAGCCCCACCTTCTCCTCCCACAGCGCCACGTTGCTTTTCCAGGGGGACACCCCCAGGACGGCGGCGGCCTCCGATGCGCCGATGCCGTCCCGGAAGTGTTCCATCCACGCCTCCCGGCTGGGGTACAGGACATAGGGATGCTGTACCATCACAGCATCACCACGACCTTGCCGGACTTGACCTCCTCGGCCAGCTTCTCCTCGAAGTAGGCGGCGATGCGCCGCTTGGCCGTCTGGACCCACATGCCGCCGTCCGCCTCGAACAGGCCCACGCCCTCCTCGGCGTCCACCCGCAGCAGGAACTCGCTCTCCGGCTGCTCGACCTCCAGGAAGGTCCGGTAGGGCCGCAGGGCCACCCGCGGCTTGATCTGCACCAGCGCTTTCAGGGAGATGCCCTGCCGGGCCTCCACCTCCTGGCACACCCCGTTGTCCCGGGTGGTGACGCCGTTCTCCGTGCACATGCGGGAAAGCAGGTCCAGCAGATAGTCCACGCCCTCGCCGGGGACAAACCGGCTCCGCAGCTCGATGATGGCCGCCTCCAGCCCCCGGAAGCCGTCCCGGAAGCCGGGCACGTCGCACTTTGCCTCGTAGAGGTCATCCCGCGCCATGTCGCCGTCGTAGGTGGTGAACACAGAGACAGAGCGGGCCCCGTCCACCCGGATGAATACGGGCAGGTTCTCGAACATATCCAGCTCGTTGCGCACCAGCTTCACGATGCTGTCCAGGCCGGTCGCAGAGATGCGGGCCGGGCGGGCCACATAGGGCGGGATGCGCACCAGCTCCTTTTCGGAGTAGACGTCGCCGTTGATCTCATAGGTCTTGTTCGCTTTCAGGGAAACAAGGTACTGGAGTGCTTCTTTAATCATGGGTGATCTCCTTCCCGGGCCTTACGCCCGCTTGAAATTCAGAATTTTGGGCTGCTCCTGCTCGCCCCCGTCCATAGCCATTTGGCCGGGGACCTGGGGCACCATCTCCGCCACCACCATCTCGCCGGTCCCCGGCTGGGTGGTGATGAACAGGCTGGTGGTCACCGGGTCGGTGGGCACCAGGGCTGCCTTGGCCGTGCTCTGCACGGTGATGGTCTTTCGGTCCGCGCTGGGGATAAGCTCCAGGGTAACGGTGATCTTGCGCTTGGCGTTGGGCTTGGTGTTCAGGTCCAGGATGTTGTCGATGACCTTTCCCATCTCATAGTCCACCCGCTCCAGGATGGCACCCATGGACATCTCCAGGATGCTCTTTTTGTCCAGCTGCTCGCTCATGCCGTCTTTCCTCCTTTCTTGCAGCCCCGCTTCCGGGCCGCATACTCCGCCAGCAGCCGCTTCATGGCTGCGTCGTGCCAGCTCTGCCAGGAGCTGTACCCGCACACCTGGAGCAGGTCATCCGGCAGGCTCTCCGCAAACTCCCGGCTGATGCGGTAGCACTTGCGGAAGCGCCCCGCGTGGCTGGGGGGCGGTGCCTTGGCCGGTCTCTCGCTCTCCTCCGTGGCCTCCTCGCGTTTGAGGACACCCAGCAAGTCCAGGTCCTCCGCGTCATACAGGGCCATTCTGTCCGCTTGCAAAACCTCCTCCAGGCCCTCCAGCTGCTCTCTGGTGGGCAGGCATACGCCCTTTTCGTAGCGGCTCACCATTCCCACATCAGCGCGGGGTTCGATTTCCTTTAGCCGGGCCGACACCTGGGGCTGCGTCAGCCCCAATGCCAGCCGCCTCTCCTGTAATCGGTTCATAGTCCTTGTCCTCCACTTCATTTCCCCAAGCATCCCAGCCATCCGCCCTATTCCTGGCAAACAGTTCAATCCTGGGGAGGTCACCCATAAGCTCGACAATTCTGTCTCGCACAGCATCTGGTTTTTCGCTGTGTCTCGTAATGGGGCTGAATATCAGTTGCCCGACACTGGCGCTGATCCTCTTAGGTTTTCCTTTCACGGCCAGCAGGCAGGGTTCTGTATTCCCTCGTGTCCAGCGTCCGAGGCCGAAAAAGTAGCCGTTCCCGTTGCGGTTTTGCTTTACCCACTGGAAAGCGATGCTCTTATAGGTGAAGCCCCAGGCTTCGATCACTTTGAGAGCCTCTTTCATCATGGGGTAGGTCGCCCACATGAACAAAATGCAGTTATCAGAAGCAATACCCCCCCCGCAACATTAACGGGGAGCTTGCATATTTCCTCGACCGTCATCGTGGGGTAGTGCTTCTCTGCACTGCCACTGCAGCCCTTGTCGGAATACCGCCACGGCGGGTCCGCATAGATGATGTCATACTTCTTGTTTGGGAACGGAATCACTGTCCTTGTCCTCCCATCTGCTCCAGCGTTTACAGCCCTTGCAGGGTTCTTTGCTCATGGGCAGCTTGTAGTAGGTGCAGGAGCAACACCCATGCTTTACATCTCGGTCCATTGCCCCAATGTCCTTTCAAAGCGGATTTTCATTTGTGCTGGGCACAGGTCTACTTTCGGTCGCCGGCGACCAGTCCATCGCGGCCCGCCGGCTTGCCCCAGACATTTCCATCCAGCCGCCCGCAGACTTGTGCCGCTCTCACTCTCCAGGATGTAGGTCACCACTCGTTTGTACCCCATGGCCCTGGCCGCCCTCCAGGCTGCCGCATACAGCATGGAGCAAGCGTTGCGTGTACCATCGGTACAAAGCCGGTTTACCTCCAGGGTCCATCCATCGTCCAGGTGGCGTGAAACTGGTCTGCCCACAATGGCTACACCGACTATTTTTTCTCCATCAGAAAGCCCGATTGAGAATTTATGGCCGGTGACGGGGCCGTGGTGCCGGTGCTTCTGCTCTACATAAGCATTTGCCTCCCGCAGCGTGATGGGTACAATCTCAAGCACTCTTTGTCACTCCCCATACGGGCTCTCCGCCGTCCAGCCCCAGGTCTCGCCCCCGGTGTACTCGGTGCGGAAGTAGTTGTGCCTGCCGTCCCCGGAGAAGTAGGTGTACTCCTGGGGAAGCACCCGGCCCACGTTGCCCACGCAGGTGTCCTCGATCTCCCACCGGGCCAGCACGTCCTCCGCCAGCGCCAGGAACTCCGGCACGACGGGGTGGTCCGGGTCATACCCGTGGAACTGGCTGGGCTGTGTGACCACAGCCACGATGTCATCCGGCCACAGGCCGCTCTCGTCATCCACCCGGTTGAGCACACACCACACCACTGCCGCCTGCTCCGTGGTGGAGCACCCCCTGGCCTCGCCGTAGATGGTCTTTGCCAGATACTCGGCGGGGTCCTCCTCCGGCTCTGGTGTCTCCGGGGTGATGGGCACCACCGGCACGGTGGCCTCCGGCGGTATGTACTCCCCGTCGGCCTCCGCGGCGGATGGGGTGGAGAGGACCAGCACCAGAGCCACCAGGGCCACGGCACCGGCCACGGTCACAGCACCCCGCGCCAGCCAGGCGTTGCGCCTCCGGCGGCGCTGCCGTTCAGTCCGGGTCATAGGTAGCCCTCCTCCGCCGGTAGAGCTCGTCGATCAGCTCGCTGTCGGAGTAGTCCGTCAGCACCTTCCCCTCGTCCTCGGTGTCAACGGATACAAGGATTGAGGATTTGAGATACAAAGCGGGGCGAGCCGCGAAGCGGGCGTGGTGCACGCCGCTGCTGCCCAGCGTGCCGCCGGTGTCCACGCAGTACGCGTAGTCGGCGTCGGAGAGCGGGGAGCTTTTCGTGGTCCACCCGGTAGCCAGCCAGTAAGGCTTGGAGGCCAGGGGGATGAACTGCCGGTACTTGCGGTACTCGTCGATGGTCAGCGCCCGCACCGTCACCGTGGGCATCCCGTAGTCCGTCATGCCGTCCATGGTGGTCAGGTCGATGGGCCGCTGCACCGCGGCACCGAAGGTGGCCGGGTGCTCCTTCATCAGCCAGCTGACGCTCTCCCGCTCCAGGTTGCTCCCGGTGTAGTTGTTGTGATCCTCCCGTTCTGCGTCCTCGTGCTCGAAGGGGATGTTTTCCAGCATCACGTCCTCCGCCACGACAAACGCCGCGCCCGCGCTCTCGTCCAGCTTGACGAAGCGCACACCGTCAAACGTGAACGCCTCACCCTGGCGCACCCTGCAAAGCTCCATGTTCTTCTGCTTCATGTCGTTGTCCTCCTTCATTTGTCGGCGCTCGCGCCGTGCCTGCGGTTCCCCCGGCGGCGGATGGCCTCCTGGACCGCCCGCTGGGCCGTCAGGGGGTCGTACTCCGGGCGCTGCCTTGCGTCCAGCCGCCCGGTGGCCCCCCGCCTCAGCTCCTCGTAGATGGTGGCCGGGTGACATCCGATCTCGTTTGCGATGTCCAGCACGCGGGCCTCCTCACCGTAACGCTTGGCAATCAGCCTCCGGTCTTTGAGCGTCAGGTATTTTCCAGACATCCGTACACCCCCTTTTTCTGGATAAAAAATAAAGCCCCGAAGGGGTTGTCCCCCTTCGGGTTTTACGATAGCATTTGCATTCGCAAATGTCAATAGTAAAACCCGAATTTCTTTGAAAAATTTTTTGCAGGCTTAACCGACGCTTGCAAGGAACTCCTGGAACAGGTCCGCGGCGCTCCTCCAGCCCAGGATTTTGCGGGGGTAGTTGTTGAGCCAATCCTGGACCTCGCGCACCCGCTCCGGGGTGACATGGCCGAAGGATGTTCCCTTGGGGAAGTGCCACCGTATCATCTGGTTTGCCTTTTCGTTGCTGCCCCGCTCGCCGGGGCAGCGCGGGTGGCAGTAGTACATGTAGGTGCGCGTCTGGCCGGTGATGCAGGAGCGCTCCATGCCCGCGCAGTCGGCGAACTCGGAGCCGTTGTCCACGGTGATGGAGCGAAACACCCGGCGGAACATCTGGGGCCCCATCTCCAGCTCCAATGCGTCCAGGGCCGCCACCACGTTGGCGGCGGTCTTTTGCTCCATGCGGACCATGATCTCGTTCCGGGTGGCCCGCTCCGTCAGGACCAGCAGGGCCTCCGGCGTCCCCTTCTTGCCCTCCACGCTGTCCATCTCCCAATCCCCCGGTGTCTCGCGCAGCTTGACGCTCTCCGGCCTGCGCTCGATGCTTTTTCCGCTGGGGGCCCTGGATGCCCGCCGCACCGGGCTGTACTTCCGCTTCCGGGTCCCCTTGAAGCGCAGGGCCTTGTTGGTCAGCGGCCAGAGCTCCCCGCGCTCTATGTACTTATACACCGTCTGGCGGCAGAGGGTACATGAGAAGGTGGTCTCCGGCGTTTTCCCCAGCAGGGAGCAGGCGGCAGAGGGGGAATAGCCGCCGGAGATCATCTCCACAAGCCAGCTTGCAAGGGCGTGGTCCTTCCCGATTTTCAGCCCCTTCTCCATGTTCTTGACCGCTCGCTCGTGGTATGCCACGCCCATCTCCGGGGAATAGGTGGTGTAGGTCCGCAGCTCGCTGTCCACCAGCTCCACCGCGCCCCGCTTGCACTCCTCGTAGATGGTGCTGTGATGGACGCCCAGATACCGGGCGATTTGCGGCTTGCTGTACCCCTGGCGCAGCATCTTCTCGATGGTCAGCCGGTCGTTCCATGTCAGGTGACAGCCCTTTCTTCTCGGCATGTGTTTCCCCTCCGTTTGCTTTGCATTTGCAGAGCTTTTGTATATCTTTAGCACATTCAGGCTTTTTCTGTCAATGCCCCGGGAGGATACAGAAAATCCCCCCTACCATGTAAGGTAGGGGGGATTTTTTAGAAAATTTTTCATTCCTCGCCGACAAGCCACTCCATCGTCACGCCCAGGACCCTGGCGAAGTTGACCAGCTCATAGTCGGCCACGAAGCGCTCCCCGCTCTCGATTTTGCTGATGGCCTCCCGCTCGATGCGCACTCCGGTGAGCTGCATTTTGGCCGTGAGGTCCCCTTGGGTCAGCCGCTTCACTACCCTGGCTTGCCGGATGCGGTCGCCGCATAAATTTTTCGCTCCGTCATAGTCGTAAATTTTCAAGGCGCTTTCCTCCACTATGCCTTGACTGTACCACTTTTTTTCGCTATTCTTGTAATAAAGATTTACAAACTATTTCGGAGATATACAAGATTTAAGAAAGACGCACAAACAGGAAAGCGCGGGAGGAGATTTTCACCCGCTCCCGCGCTTTTTCGTCAGAGTTCGTCCCGGATTTCGTGATACCGTTTCAGCATCACGCAGAACTGCGCCCGCGTCAGCGGGGAGTGCAGCATCAGGTTTCCGGTCCCGTCACCGGCCATCAGGCCGCCCTCGGTGGCCCAATCCACGCCGCCCTTCTCCCAATCCACGGGAGTGCTGTCCGGTACGGGGAGCGCGTGCCTGCGCTCGTAGTCCTCCATCATGGCGTCAAACTGTTCCTGCGTCATCTCGTCATCCCCCCCTTTCAGCCGAAGATTTACCTCCGACGCGATCTTGCCCTGGAGCCGGTAGAGGTAGTCTCCGGGGCACGCCTTGGCGGCATAGTCTCTGTGCACGGTCATGTTGCAGCCGTTCCGGTGCTCCATCCGGTCCCCCTTGTCGGTGGACCACACAAGGGCCTTGATGCCGTTGCGTTTGCAGATGTCCGTCACCAGGTCCACCAGGGAACGCATGGCCTTGTCGCTCACCGGCCAGTCGGGCGCTCCGCCGTTGTTGGCGACCTCGATGGTGACTGCGCGCTGGTCGTTGGCCCGGGAGGACGTACACCAGGAGCGGTTGGCCTCGTCTACGTACAGGGCGATGCGCCCGTCGCTGCCGATGCCGTAGTTGCTGGATGCCTCGCGGCTCTCCTTGGCGAACAGCGCGCCGCAGGTCTCCACGGTCAGGTTGCCCGCCATGCAGTGGATGGTGATGGTGTCGATCTCGTGGGTGCGCGCCCCGGAATGGTGGGGGCTGCGCTTGGTGTAGGAGACAAGGGCGCTGTTACTCATCCTCGTCATCCCCCTTGCCGTCCCCCTCGAAGAAACCGGAGAGGGTGTCCTCGTCCACCACGTCCCCGTCCTCGTCGTAGACGTGGCCGGTCTCCTCGTCGTAGCGGAGCTCCCCCGTGTAGGGGATGTCATCGTCGATCTCGTGGTTGTAGTAGCGCATATTCAGCTCGGGCTTTTCCATGGCTTACTCCCCCTCCACAAACGCCTTGACGGCCTCGTTGGTGTCCAGCATCTCCCGCATCTGCTCCAGAGCCTCGTCCACCATGTCGCTGAACAGCTCGAAGGACACCAGCTTTGCAAGCCACGGGAAGCGGGTCACGAACAGGTCATAGACCTGGCGCAGTTTCAGCTTCCCGGTCCCGCCGCCCAGGTCCTTCTCCGCCTCCGTCACGGCCCACAGCAGCCACTCCTTGACCTTTGCCAGCTGCGCCTCCGTGGGCAGACCGGCGAAGGTGACCACCGCCGCCGTAAGCACGGCAGCCGCGGCCAGCGCCGCCACGATGATGGGCCAGTTTTCGATGATAAATTCCATGATGATTTCCTCCTTTTCAGCAGTCGCGCATGACTTCTTCCTTCTTGTTGCTCTTTCCAAACACCGGGCCGTCGTTGTGCTCGAAGATGTTTCCGATGGTCTTTAAGACCGCGACGCCCAGGATGCTCTCTATGGCCTGCTCCGACAGCTCCACCACCGGGAACACCTGCCCCAGGCGCACGGTGGCATATAGGGCGATAAGGTAGGAGACAGACACCCACCCCAGCGCCGCAAGCTGCGTGGTGATGTAGAGGATGTTCGTCACGGAGCGGATGGACCGCTCGGCCAGTCGCTTCCCGCCTTTAGCCATCCCGCCGCCCCTTTTCCTCCAGCACGGTGATGCGGTGCTCGTGGTTGTCGAGCTCCGCCTGGTGCTTTTCGTTGATCTCGCCCTGCTCTTTCAGGTGGTCCTTATACCGCCCCTGGAACTTCTCCAGGCCCTCGGTGAAGTGCTCCATTTTTGTATTCAGTCGGGTCAGGGTCCCGTTGAGTTTGAGCATCGGTCCGCTGATGGAGGCGATCAGGCCCACAAGCACAACGATGACGCCCACCACTTCCCATTCCATATCTACCACCGCCTTTCCATTCGAGCATATCAGACCGCCCGAAGGATTGCGCCCCGAAACAACAGAAAATTTTGAAAGAGAGGGGTCCCTATGAAAATCTTGATATGGCTGGGCTGTATAGCCGTCTATTCCGTGGTGGTCACCGCCTGCCGGTTTGGCGGGGTGACCTTTGGTGCGCTGCCCACCGTCCTGCTGCTCCTGGTGCTGGTTGTTCTGCCGGCGCCCGCGCTGTGCAGGCAGTTGGATAAAAAGAGGGACAAGAAGGAGCCGGAGAAAAAGCCCTGGCCCGCCCCCGGTGAGAAGCTGTGCGGCACCCCGTTCATCAAAGCCGGTGAGAAGATCCCAGGAGCCGCCGCGCCGGAGCCGGTGAAGAAGCGCGGGCGCACCCGCCTGGAGGTCATCCTGGCCGTCGCCTGCGCGGCCCTGGTGATCACGTCCGCCGTCCTTGGCTACAAGGTCTATGAGTTCCGGGGAATGGTCATCGCCTTTGTCTCGGTGAACGACGAGCTCTTGCAGGAGAACAAGGCCCTGGAGGCGCAGCTGGAGGAGGCGCAAAGCGAAAGCGCCGGGCTGGACAGCTACACCATGGGCTATCTGGAGGCCAGGGAGCGGATGGGCTTGCCCTACTACGTCGCCAGCCAGGAGAGCTATGTCTACCACCGCTCCTCCTGCGAATACGTGGACGCCATACTGGAGCGAAACCGCGTGTACTACACATCGGAGGAGAGCGCGCGGGAGGACGGGAAGGTGCCGTGCTCCGTCTGTAATCCATAAGAGAAGGGCCGGGAATAGCTCCCGGCCCTCTCTCTTTACCGATAGGGGTTTTTCTCCTCGCTCCAGCCCTTGTTGGTGCTCTGCCACAGATAGGCCCGGCCCTCGTCGGACAATCCGGTGAGCATGTCGATGGCCGCCTGGGCCTCCGCCTGGTCGATGCTGCCGTTGCGCTTTTCCGGGTCCTCGTTCTCCCCGTCCGCGATCTCCCGCGCCGCCAGGTAGAGCAGGTAGTCCGCCTCGGTGATGCCGTAGGCGGCCCCGCCGTCGATTTTCTCCTGGAGCTTCACTCCGGCGTCCGTCCCGGTGGTCAGGTCGTAGATGTCCTCCTCCACCGCCTCCCGCTGTTCCGGGCTGGCCGCCCGCCACACGGGCGAGCTGGAGACCTGGCCGTACAGCCGGTCATAGGTCCGCTCCTGGTTCGGCGTCAGATACCGGCGGGAGAGCTCGTCCACACTCTCCACGCCCTGGTCCTCCTTCATCCGGCTTTCCATGGCGGTCCTGATCTGGTCCTCGGTGATGCCGCTTGCCACCATGTCCTCGTAGATGATCTCGTATGCCTCCGGGTCGTTGACGCTGGCCGCGTACAGAATGTCCATGAAGCCGCTCCGGTTGCCCTGGTAGCCGATGTTCAGCAGCGCCTTGTCCATGCAGTACTGCATCAGGTAGTTGTCCGTTTCGATGGCCGCCGTAGTAGCCACCGCCTGCACGTCCCGCTTGATGTTGGCGACGGGGAGGCCGAACAGCCGCGCCACCTCCGCCAGCATGTTGGCCGACGCTCCGGCGATGCTGTACCGGCCCTCGCCCGACAGGGCGGAGCGCATGTTGGTGAACGCGCTCCAGACCTTCTCGATGGCCTCCATATCCATCCGGGTCACGTCGTACCCCTGGGCGATGGATACCAGGTCCTTGAAGTAGGGCATATAGGCCAGCGGGTTGTAGCTCGCCTCCAGGTTGCCGCTCCAAAAGCTGTTCCAGTAGTCCAGCACGGTCTCCTCGTCCCCGGTAAAGCCGGTGAACGCCTGAAAGACCTTTTCCCAATAGTCCGTTTCCTTGTCATCGTCCCGCAGGGCGTCCACAAGGGACTGCATGATGGCGTTGACCGTGAAGGACACCGCAAGGGCCGTGGTGGTCCTTGCAAGGGCCCTCTTGGCCCTGCTCCGCCCCTGCTGGCTGGTGGCGTGCCGGAGGTCATAGACCGCGTTGACGAACATGTTGTAGCTCTTAGTGGGCTCGCCCATGAAGGACGTGGAGATTTTGGTCAGCGCGTCCGACGAGCGCATGATCTGGGAGCGCTGGAGGATGCCGTCTACCACCTGGGTCTGGTCCACGATTTCGGAAAACCGATCGCCCACGGCCCGGTAAAAGGCGTCCGTGCCGGGCTTGAGCCCCGGCCTGCGGTCCTTGGTCTCCGCCTCCACCGCGTTCCACAGCCTCGCCCACGCGATGCTGTCCGCCTTGCCCGCTCCGGCCATGCCAGCCTGCCGCAGCTTCTCCAGCCTGGTGGAGCTGCCCAGCAGCACGTCCTTCATCTGCCGCCCGGTGTTGATGTCGAAGTAGCCCCAATCCTTCCAGCGGGCGATGGGCGCGTACTTCATCACCTTTTCCCAATCTCCCCGTCGCACCGTCCCGGCCAGCAGGTACTTGGCGTCCATGGTGTTCAGCGCCCGGAGAATGGCCGTGGGCTGCTGGGCGATGACGCGCAGGTTGGCGGCCACCGCGGCGGCCTTGTAGTTGCCCACGATGCTGTCCATGAAATTCCCGCTCCCGGCGGTCCGCACGCCCTGGTTCAGGTCATCCACCAGCTTGTTCAGGTAGGCGTTGCCGTTCCGGCCAAATACCCGCTCGATGACGCTCTTGACCGTCCCCGTGCGGTTGCCCTCGCTGTCCCGGAAGGTGAAGTCGCGGATGCGCCGCACGTTCTCCATGGTGGGAAGCCATGCGGAGTACGTCGCCATGTCGTTGACGTGGGAGGCGAAGATGTCGAAGATGCTGCCTACCATGACGGCGTTGTTGGCCCTGGGCACCGTCCCCTTGGTGAAGCCGCGCCCGGCGATGGTCTGGGCCTGGGCCTCCTTGGCGATGTCCCGCTGGGTCTGGTTGCGGTCCACCTGGATGGGGAAGTAGTTGGGCTCCGTGAACTTGCGGTAGCCGTAGACCTCCATGCTGGCCTGGTTGCCCAGCTCCGCCAGCTGGCCGCCCATATACTTTTGCAGGGCGTCGGCGATCTTGACCTGCTCCTCGGTGAGCACGCCGGTGATCTCCGCCAGGTCCTCCACGGTCACGTGCACCGCGTCCGCCCGCCGGTTCTCCCGCAGGCCGCGCCCGGTCCGCACCGCCTCGGGGCGGATGCCGCCGGTGAAGATGTGCTCCTGGGCCTGCTGCCGCTTCATCAGCTCATACAGGGCCATGATCTGCGCCGTGGACATAGTGAGCTTCTGCCCGTCCACGTCAAAGGTGTGGGTCTCCCGCTCCAGCTGGGTGGTGTCCACGCTGCCGATGATGTCCCGCGTGGTCTCCTGGGCGGAGCGCATGATCTCGATGTGCCGGTCCTGAGCGGAGCGGAGCATACGGAACAGCGCGTCGCCGGTGGGTCCCATCCGGTGGAAATAGCCCTGGGGAGTGAGCATGTCCAGGTTCACCAGTCTGTCCACCTTGCCCAGGATGCCCCGGTAGTCCCCCCGGTCCTGCCGCATGATATTGTCGCTGCGGATGCCCTCCGCCACCTGGGAGATGGTGCGGAAGCGGCTCTCGCCCAGCATACGGTTGGCTGTGCGGATGCTGGCCTCTACCGCCCGGACAGTCGCCCAGATGGTGGACAGCTGCGCCGTGCCCATCTCTGCCAGCGGGGTGTCCCGCATGGCCTCCAGCTCGGTGAGGTTATCCATCAGGTCCGGGTCGATGATAAGGGTGTAGTCCGCCCCGTCCTTGGTGATGTTGGCGTATGCCTGCCGCAGAGCCCGGAATGCCTCCGTCCGCTTGGTGGGGTCTCCGTTGCCGCCCTTCCGGCGTCTGCCGGTCTCCGGGTCCACGGTGTAGACGCTCTCCAGGTTGATGGCGTCCAGCATGGCCGCCACGGCGGTGCGCAGCTGTTCCGGGATGTGCTGCTTGTCGCTGGGCCGCAGCAGGCGGCGGGACAGGTCCGCCACATGCCGGGAGATACGGGCCCGCAGCTCCCGTGCGCTCCGGCGCTCCCGCCCGGCGGCGTCCCGCGCCGCGTAGCGGGTTTTCAGCCGGTCGATCTGCCGCGCCCTGGTCTCCCGCTCCCGCTGGATGGCCCGCTGCACCCGCTCCCGGTTCTGCTGCCGCAGCTCGTTCAGGCGAGCGTCGCTCCGCTCCCTCTGCTCCGCCAGCCGCCGGCGTCCGGCGGCCTTGGCGTCATCCAGCTTGCGGGCCTGCCGGTCCGCGAAGGTGGGTCGCGTCTGGGGGAGATCGAAGAAGCGCTCCATGACCTCGTTGGAGGCGTCTGTCACCGCCGCGTCGAAGTACCCGGAGAAGGGGTTGCGCTCCGTCACCCGGTAGATGCCGTCCAGGACCTCCGCGATGTGGACGAGCTGGTCGCTGGGGGTGCTCTCCCGCGTTTCGTCGAAGAACTCCGGCCACATGCCGGACATCTCCTGGTACACCTGGTCGATGTTGGTGGGGCCGCTGCGAATGGTCATCCTGCCGAAGTTGCGCCGCCGGAAGTCGCCGAAGTCGGCGATGTCGTGGCTGTCCTCCGCGGAGATGGACAGGGGAGTGCTCCGCAGATAGGAGCGCAGGTCCGCGTAGTCCCGGTAGGCGTCATCCTCCAGCACCGCCGCGCTGTCCACCAGCTTCCTGGCGATGGCGTCGGACCGGCGGCGGGCCTCGGTATAGGTCAGCTCGTCGCTCCCGTCCCGCCCGCTGGCGATGTAGTCGTACAGGCTCTGGAGGTCCCCGGCGATCTCCGCCGTTTCCAGGCTGGAGTTGTAGGCGCGGATAAGCTCCCGGGCCGCCCGCTCCACCGCCTTTTTGTCGGTGGTCACCCGCTCCGTGCGCCGGGTCTGGCTCCGCCAGTATTCCACCCGTTCCCGAAGCAGCGAGTTCTCCTCCTGCAAGGCCGCGTTCTGCCGCAGGATGTCACCACCCTTGATAGAGCGCCGGATGTCCGGGTCGCTGGTGGGGGTCAGATTATCCACCCGCTTGATCTGCTCCGGGGAGAACACGGACACCTCGGTGCTTCCGCCGAAGTCCCAGCGGATGCCGTCGTACCCCTCGCTCTGCAACTTCTTGATGTCAGCCGTGGTGATGATCTGCGCGTCGTTGCCCTGCTTTGCGGAGCGGGACCTGTAAACGCTGTCACGCCCGTATGCGGCCCGGAGGATTTCCGGCACCGGGTTTCCTTCCGTCACCACGAGCGGGTTTGTCACGTTTGCGTACAGCTCATAGAGCTGGCCGTTGCCCTCTCCCATGGCGTCGGCGTACCTCTTGGCGTCCACCTGCCTGCTTGCAAGGTAGATGCCGGGCCCGAGCCACCCGGAGCGCCCCCGGCGAAACTTGGTGATTTCCCCGTAGGCCGTCGTTCCGTGGTAAAGGACCAAAAGCCTGCCGTCTGCATCGGTGATCTTGCTGCCCTGGAAATAGCGGCGCTGCTCCTCCGACAATTCCCGCCCCCGGCTGTCCGTAGGCTTCAAAGAGAAGCGGGCCCCCTCCACGCTGTTCACCTTTGCCAGCCGGTCCGCGTCGTTCCCCTCCTCATAGGTGAGGACCTGGCCCACACCGGCGGCCAGCAGGTCATCAGAAAGGCCGCTCCCCACGTTGTCGGGAAGCACAGCGGCCAGCACCTCGTTGAAGTGTACGCTGCGCTCCGGCTTGGCTTCAAACAGATTGACCGGCATTTGCGACACGTCAAAGAGGAGGTCCCGGATTTTCGCCGCCAGCTCGTTGCCCACGTGGTAGTGGTACTCCTCGTTCAGCCGCCGCATGATGCTGTCGATGGTGTAGGTCCCGCCGTCGGCGATCTCCATAAGGATATTCCCGATGGCGTCCATCTGCATATAGTCGTATCTGCGGCCACCGCTGGGGGACTTCTCCGCCAGTTCCTCCATGATGGAGGAAAGGCGGCTGTCCAGCGCGTTGGAGATGGCGTCCGCCTCCTCCTGCGTCAGGTTTTGCAGGCGGCCCTCCAGCCGGTGCATGTCGGCGATGCTCTTAAACCGTTCCGCCATACCGGCCCGCAGGCTCTTGATGCCGTAGAAGCCGGACACATTCCGGCTGTCCCCGTTGTTCTGCCCGGCCATGGCCTTGGTGATGTTGTCCAGGGTGACGGGATAGTGCGTCTGCTGGAAGCTCCGGCGGTTTCCGCTGGGGGTGAAGCGCTCCTTGTTGTTGTAGACGCCGCTGGCCGCCTCGATGCCGGAGTACAGCTCCCGCACCCACCGCTCATATCCGGCCTGGTCCAGTGCGTTGTCCACCGCCCTCCGCGTGGCCGCGCTGTCCGTGACCGCCTCATAGGTGGGCTCGCTGTCCCGGCCCTCCAGATATGCCTGGACCTGGCGAAGGACGCCGCTCATGCGGAGCGCGCTCTTTGTCATGCCGGGATATGCCCGCTCCAGCGCCTCTCCGTGCTGGTCCCGCAGCTCTTTCAGGTTCATGGAGCCGATGGCCTCCGGGCCCGTGGTCCCCAGGACATCGGCCACGGCCTGGTACTGCTCCGCCCGGTCCATGTTATACCCGCGGTCCGCCTCCCGCTGCGTAGTGACTGCCGTGATATGCTGCCCCTGTTCCTCCAGATAGGCCGCTTTCAGGCCGTAGTTATCCATGGCCCAGCGGGCCAGGCCCTCCTCGCCGCCGTGACGGTTCAGGTAGTCATCCAAACCGTACTGCACCCTGCGGAGGTCATCCTGGAAGAACGGGTCAACCTGGGCGGACAGTTCCCCGATGCGCCGGGAGATGCGCCGCTCTGCCTGCGGGTCCGCCTCGTACTCGATGGCCGGGAAGGTAGGCGTCCATGCGTCCGCGCTGTAAACGGTGTTCCGCCGGTTCGCCCTGGGGTCAACCGTCTGCCTGCTCATAACAAGGGTGATGTCCCCGAAGTTGGTATGAGGGATGTCCGCCCGCGTCACGGCGATGGAGGGCATAGGGAAGCCTCCCAGCCGAAGGGCAGAGCGCAGCTTGTCCTCCGTCAGGTTGTGCAGGGCCAGCAGCGTGCCGTTGTCCTCCACAGCAGATTTCATAGAAAACCTGGTGTTTCCGGTAACATCTCCGGCTTCCAGCCCCAGCCGCTCCAGACCGACCTCGTCCAGAGGACCACCCTGCCTCTGCATAGGCTCGACACCCGCCTCCCGGCAAATGGCGTCGGTCTCCGCGTCGGTCAGGATACGGCGCACACGCATGGCCCCCGTGATAATCCAGGGAACGGTGTCCGGGTTGGGGTTGGTCCGGTAGCGGTAATAGCCGTCCGTGGGCAGCTTGGGCAGACCGGCATAGGAGTGCCGGAACTTCCCGTTTTCGGTATATCCGTAGGACATGGCCTCCTCCTGATAGTCCACGTCCATGGCATACTCGCACTCCGCCCACACGAAGTCGGCAGGAAACAGATCCTTTACGCCGGTCGCCGGGTTCTTTCTGGCAAACTGCTTTGCCAGGGGGATGTCCCCCAGGTGCCAGCCAGGACGGAACGCCAGGCTGCCCTTGGCGGCGTTGGTGCCGCGGCCACCGGCCTGCACCTGGGCCCTCCCCGTTTTGGACGGAGGAGCCGCCTGCCCCACGTCTGCGTCCAGCCACACGCCCACCGGAGTGCCCTCCCCGCCGGGGTTGGCTACCATGGGAGGATAAAGCTCCCCGTTCTTTGCGAAGAACACCTTGTAGGCCACGCCGGTCTTTTTCGGCGGTTCCTTTTCCCGCAGGGAGTAGCGGGTGTTGATGTCGGAAAACTCCACCCGCTGCTGCGCCTCTGTCATGGTGGAGACCTGCGCCTGCCCGGCCCGCAGGGCCTCCTCCCACAGCTGGGCCGCCCGCTCCAGGGTCTCCATGCTCACCCCGTACTCGCTCATGGCCGCTCGGTCCTGGTCGCTCCGGCCCTTAAACAGCGCCTTGACCTTGGAGATGAAGTCCCGCAGGGCATCCAGCACCCGGCGGGCCACGCTCCGGTGCTCCTGGGCCAGGGTGTCAAACCGGGACGGGTCCACGGTCAGCGCCTCGGTGAAGTCCGCCGCGATCTCGTCCATGGCCTGCTCCGTGGTCAGGTTGACGCCGCTCTGGGCATACCTGGCCTTGTACCGCTCCACCAGCGCGGCGGTGGAGCCGTCCCGCTCCGCCATGGCGTTCACGGCGTAGTCCCGGTAGGTCCGGTATGCCTCCGGCGCGATCTCCTGGAGCCGGTGGGTGATCTCGTGCTTTGCCACCACGCTGCCCGCGCTCTCCGCGTCCGCCGCGATGTAAACGGTGCCGTTGCTGTACCAGCCGTTGGCCCCGCCCTCGCCGGTGGCGGCGGTGACGGTGATTTTGGTGCCGGTGGCCCGTCCCAGGGCATTGTAGAAGCGCACGGTGTCCTGGGACAGGTTCCGGGAGTGCTCGCTGGGGATGAAGCCCGCCTCGTCCCCGTAGACGGTGGCAAACTGCACGCCCTCCCGCTCCCGCTGGAGACTGGCCGCCGCGTCGTTCTGTCCGGCGGTGTAGGCGGCATACCGCTGGGCCTCCGTCAGGTCCTGGGCGTACTCGCTGCGCACCCGGCCCATATCCATGCCGGACACGCCCGCCTCGTAGTAGGCGGCGAAGCCCGCATAGAAGCTACCCGCGTCCACGCTGCCGTCATAGGCGGCGGTCAGGGCGCGGCTGCCGCTCTCCCCCAGGGTGGTGGCCGCCTGCTGCACCCGGAGAATGTCGTATGCCCGCTGCGCCGTGGGCCGCTCCGCGTTCTGCTGCTCCTGCGTCTGCGCCCCGCTCCGGGTGGCCCGGGAATTTACCCCCGCCTCCCCGGAAGTGCGCCCCTCGCGGCTTGCAAGGGCGCGGATGTCGCTTTTTACGCGGCTGATGGGCGCGTCGGTGTTGACCTCCTCGCCGGTCAGCTGGGACAGCAGGGCCACGGCCTCCTCGTTCTCCGCGATGCGGGCCGCCTGGTTGCCGCTGATCTCCTCGCCCCGCACCAGCATCTCCACTGCCTGACGGGTTGCCTCCGGGATGTTGCTGTCAATTTCACCCTCATTTTGAGACTGTACCGGCCCCTCCTGGGGGTTCGTTTCCAAAACGGGGGTATTTTTGACATCGTTCTCCCGGACCAGCTGCTGGTTGTAGCGGTTGTAGGCCGCGTTTGCCATGCCGTTCACGCCGTTCACCACGCCGCCCATGACGCCGCCGGAGATAGCGCCGCCCACACCGGCCTGGACCACCTGGCCGATCAGGTCGAAAAACGCCTGCCGCTCCGCGTCCTCCTGGCTCATGCCCTGGGCCACATACTCCGTCACGGCCACGTCGTAGTTGGAGTTGTCCCCCATGATGGCCGCGTCCGCCAGGATGTTGGCGATCTCCGTGAAGGTCTCCTCGCTGGCCTCGATGCCCGCCTGCTTGGCGGTCTCTTTGAGCCAGCTTTTCCAGCCCGTCACGCTCTTGGTCGCCAGCAGGTTGTCGATGCTCACCTTTTCAAACACTGCTTCAAAAGCACCGGCGGCCATGCCGCCCATGAACGCCTGCTCCTTGGAGCCGCCCCGGTCGATGATGTCCTTTGCCTGGTTGGCTGCGGCGGTGGAGCTGCCCACCACCAGCGCCCCGGTGGGACCAAAGGCCAGCAGGTTCAGGGAGCTGTCGCCGATGCTCATGCCCGTCTGATACAGGAAAGCGGCCACGTTCTGGTCGAAAATCTCCCAATTCGTGGCCCCCCCGATCTCCTCGGAGACCGTCTGCCGCACAGCGTTGATGTAGTTGGTCAGCTCCATGTCGTAGCTGTTCATGGGCACGTAGTTCTCCGGGTCATCCCGGTCGCTGTGCCCGATGTTCTGCCCCATGACCCGCAGGAAGTCGAAGCCCTGGAACGGGGCCGTCAGCAGGGTGTCAACGGAGGAGAGAATGGGGTGCTCCCGGGCATACTCCTGCCATTCTCCCATATCCTCCCGGTACTGCGCCGCGTCCTCCAGCATGTCCTCGTACCCGGTCATGCGCTCGTAGTCATAGCCGCCCTCGGACAGCGTGGAGACCGCGTTCTCCTTCTTCTCCTGGAGCTCCAGGTACAGCTCGTAGATGTTGTTGTACCCGCCGTCCGTCCGGGGAACGTAAGCGCCGCCCGCGCCGGAGATGGCGTACTGATCGACGGCCTTCTGGTCCAGCCCGTACTTGTCGAACAGGTACTGCTTGTACTCCTCCACCTGGGCCGCGTCCCCGTCGTGGGTGACGGTGTAGGCCATAACGGCGCTCACCTTGTCCATGTCCGCCTGGATGTCCTGGGCGGACTGATACTGCCCGGACATGGCCTCGTCCTGCTGGAGGGAGGCCCGCTTCTCCTCGTTCTCCGTCTGGTAGTAGCGGTCCAGCAGCTCGTTGTACTCCTGGTCATACCGGGAGTAGTCCGCCTCCGCCTGCTCCAGCTTGCTGTTCCACTCCTCCCGCTGGGCCTGGGTGCCGTAGCGGTTCACGCCGGTGAGCACGGTCCGCGCCTCGTTGCGGTCCGCCTCCGCCGTGTCCCGCAGCTCCCGCAGCTCGTCCAGCCGCGCCGACATGTCCGCGCTGGACATGGTTTCGGTGGGGGTGGTGGTCTGCCCGCCCGCGGGCCGGGTGGTTTCGGACTGTTTGAGCACGTCCTGGAGGAGCTGCGTGGGCGTGAAGCGCCGCAGGGAGGAGGACAGGGAGGGGATGGACGGAAGGGTAGCAGAGGGGCGCGTCTGCCCCCCCGTCACGCCGCCGCCCATCAGCTCCCGGCGCTTTGCCAGGTATCCGCTGGTGTAGCTGTTCCCGCTCTCCTGCCGGGCCGTCCCCTGGGACGCAGGCTTGGCGGCGCTGCTGTTGGTGGACGCGGGCGTGGTGATCTGTGTCCTGCCCGGCGTCTGCTGGGTGGTGGTCTGCCCGCTGGACAGCCCCAGCTCCCGCCGCCGCTCCAGGTAGCGCTTGGTAAAGTCGTTTGTCGCCATAAGAGATTACCTCCCCATGAGCTGGTCAAAGTAGCCGGAAAGCTGGGGCGCAAGACCGGCGCTCTCCTTGCCGGTCCGCCGGAACTTGATTTTGCCGTCCTCCACATAGCTCTCGATCTCGCCCCTGGCCTCCAGCTCCGCCAGGTACTCCTCGCTGATGGGCCCGTAGCCAAGGTCGATGACGGAGGCCATGTCCACCGTGGCGCTCTCGTAGTCGCCGCCGCTGCTCCCTCCGCCGCTCTCCATCCAGTCGGTGAAGTACCCGGCCAGCTTCCCGGCCTGGGTGGTGTTGTACCCGGAGGCCAGCAGCCAGGCGTAGGCGTCGCCCTCGCTGCGGATGCCCGCCTGATACATCCGGGTGTAGATGTCGCTGCTGCCCCCGTCGCTGTCCCCGCCGGAGCCGCCGCTGTTGCCGCCTCCGCCGGAGTTTCCGCCGCCGCCTCCGCCGCTGGACAGGCGGGACGCGGCCTGCGCCCGGTCATAGGTCTGCTGGAGCCGGTCTACCTCCTCCTGGCTGTACCCCAGCGCCAGATAGCCGGAGAAGTCGCCCGCCGCCGCCAGGGTCTGGGCCTTTTCCAGCGCCCGGTTGTACTCGGTTTCGCTCTCGTACTGCTCCCGGTTCCAGGCCGTTTCGTCCTCGTATCTCTGGTCCTCCAGCTGGTCCCGCCCGGCGTTGTAGTTGAACTCCAGGTCGTAGCGGTCATCGCCCACCTCGTCCCGGAACTGGCCGTAGGCAAAGTTGCGGTCCGTGTTGTACTGCCCAAGGAGGTCCTGATACCGGCCATAGTCGCCCTGCTCCAGGGCCAGCAGCATGTCCAGGTCCGCCCGCTGGTTGTTCAGCTCGTCCATGTACATGGCATAGGCCGCCTGCCGCAGCTCCGGGATTTTGTCCGCCAGCTCCGCCATGTAGTTGTCGTAGGTCTGCTGGCTGGCCGTGGAGGCATAGGAGCTTGCAAGCCCGCCGGTGCGGGCCGCCACCTGCCCGAGGGTGTCCTGCATCGCCCGCTTGCCCGAGCGGGTGTAGCTCTCCTCGTACTGCTGGTAGTTGGGGTCCTCCAGGTAGTTGTACTCGAAGGGGTCCCGCCCCAGGATGGCCTCCGTCAGCTCGTCGATCTGGTCCTGGTATTTGCTGGTGTAGGACGGGGCGCTGGAGTAGCTGAACTCCTTTTTCGTGCTCGCCCCGAAGGGGAGGTACTGCGAGCCGTCGCTGCCGCCGCTGTACCCGTACTTGCCCCGGATGGTCTCCGCCTGCCGGTGGGCCGCGTCCATGCCCGCCTGGTCTCCCGCGGCATTGGCCGCGTTCCAGCTCTGCCCGGCGGCGTCCAGCGCCGCCTTGTCCAGGTCGGACATCCCCACCATGCTGGCGTAGTCGTTGCCGCTGCTGTCCAGGGGGCGGTAGCCGGAGCTCCCGGAGCCAGACGCGCTCCCGCTTTTTTGGTTTTCAAGGTTTGTGACCCAGCTGGGCTTGGTAGAGGCGGACCCGCTCGCCTCGTCTTTCTTCTTGGTTGCCATGTGAATACCCCCTTTACTGTATCGCCTGCTCCAGCGCCGTCACCCGGTTTGCAAGGCTGTTGTAGCTGTTCCCCAGGCTCTCGATGGAGCTCTGCATTCCGTTCATCGTCCCCCGCATGGTCTCCAGCGTGGACCGGATGGAGGCGATGTCCGCGCTGTTCTGCGTGGTGGTCTTTTGCAGCTGGGACAGGATAAAATCCAGCTGCTCGTGCATGGTCCTGGCATAGTTGCACAGGGCCCGGACGGTGGCCGAAAGGTCCGTCCGGTTATACGTCGGCGGTGAGCCGGAGAGGATAGTCGCCATGCCTTATACCTCGCTTCCGATGGAATATTCCCGCACCAGACTGCGCAGCAGGCACGCCCCCTGGCCCGACAGCCGGATACGGAAGTTGTCGCACCTGGTAGGGAGGATGGGGATTTGCGCCGTCTTGGCCCGCTCGTTGTGGGTGAGGAACACCTGCCGGAAGGGCGCGCCGTCCGTGCTGATCTCCACCCGAAGCCACGAGCCCTGCTCCATGTCTGCCCGCAGGTACAGCTTGGAGTAGATTTTGCGCCCGTGGGTGGTCTCGTCCATGCGGCACATGGTAGCGCTCCATTTCAGGCGGCCCTCCTCCTCGTAGTCCTGGCCGCACATCATCACCCTGCCGGTGGCCCCGTCCAGGTAGTAGAGCACCCCGTCCAGCTGGGCGAAGTCCAGCGCGTGGGTCTCGTCCTCCCGCAGCCACACGCCCCGCAGGGTGTCGAACACATACAGCTCCCATCTGTCATCCTCCCCCTGCATGGACAGATAGTAGCGCTCGCCGTCGCTCCCGGCGGCGGCGTTGAAAAACCTGCGCGTCCCGAAGTTCTCGCTGATCAGCTCCGGCGTGCCGCCCGTGTAGGCGTACACCCCGTTGCGCCCCTTGTAGAACAGGGTCTCGTTGATGACCACCAGGCTCTTTTCGCTGCCAGCCTGGACGCCGGGGACCGTGTAGGTGTAGATTTCGTAGTTGGCCGGGATGTTCCCCAGGACCTTGTGCACGCAGTCCTCTTTCCAGAAAAGGACCGTGCTGGAGTAGGCGATGCACCCGGTAAATTCCCCGTCCGTGCCCACCGCCACGGCGTAGGCGTCCGTGGAAAGGCCGTCGTAGACGAAGAAGTTTTTGGGGTCCCCCAGGGCGCTTGCATAGATGGTGGTGCCCTCCGCCCCCCAGATGCGGTTGTCGCACTCGCAGATGCACGTCAGGTCCGGGACCTTCCTTGCAAGGCTCACCGTGCCTCCCTCCGCCCCCGTGCCGGGGAAGATGTCGTTGTCGAAGGTCAGGGTGCGCCCGGAGACCTCCCGGATGATATGGCTGCCGTTGTTGTCCGCGTAGCTCGTGCAGCCGGTGATTTCAATGGCGTCCCCCGCCGCGAAGTAGTCCTTGAACTCCGGGTACTTGTGCAGGACCGCCGTGTGCAGGATGTAGCCGATGTGGTAGGTCTCGTCGCTCTGCTCCGCCGAGCTCTTGACCACCATGTACTCCTTGTCTGTGTCGCACTCATACTGGATGATGTCCCCATCCTCCAGCTCGTCCGGGGTCTTGGCCGTCCCCCCGGTCAGGGACAGTGCCCCCGTTTCCTTGTTCACGCTGGCCCCGGTGTAGACGGTGATGGATGTGTCCGCCGCCACCCCGGATGCCGTCGCCTCGCTCTCCGCCGCCTGGTCGATGTAGCTCTGCTCCGGCACCGTGATGCTGTTTTTCGTGAAGGTCAGGTTGCCCGGGTAGGCCATGTACTCCGCCTCCAGGCTCCCAAACTCCTCCGTGGCCGTGTCGTAGTACGCCTTGTCCGGGAAGATGACGATTTTGGTGTTGATGGTGGCGAAGTGCTTTTGCCCCGCCGTCACCTGGCCCACCACCTTCCCGTCGTAGAGGAAGTCGGTGCCCCGTACCACGCACAGCTTCCCCCTGGCATAGAGCCCCGTCGCCCCCTCATAGGCGGCGTGGGTCTTGCGCCCCGCCCGCTGGGACAGGCAGGGGAAGCGCATGGAGGACAGGTTCAGGCTCTCCGCCAGCTCCCCGTCCTGGGTGTCCTGGCTGTAATTCACCCCGCCGAAAAGGATGGTCTGCCTGCGGTTGCGGTTGGCCGCCGCCGTGAAATACGGAAGTTTCACCCCTCGCCCCTCCTCTCTCAAAAAAGCCCCGTCCAGCTCCCGCGGGTGATGGGCATGTGCGCTCTGTGGTACGCTTTCTTGAACTCGTCCATGGCCTGGTTGAAGGCCAGCGCGGAGTTGTTGTAGTTCTCCGCCTCCCGGTTGTAAAAGTCGATCTGCGCCATCAGGTACAGGTCGTACAGGTTGTCGTAGGGCGGCCCCACCAGCAGCGGCTTGTCCCCGTCCTCCGGGTAGGCCCGCACCAGATCTGGCAGCTCGCTCCACCGGCACGCCTGGCACGAGGAGCAGTCCATCGCTTCACCATAAAAGATTTCCGTGCTCCCGCACTCCGGGCACACGCCGACCGGCCCGTGCACTCCCTCTCCGCTGGTCAGCCGGTGCCGCAGGATGACCTCCCGATAGGTTTTCCCGTCCAGCTCAATGAGCCACCCGGCCTTGGTCTTGTCATCGTAGGCGTCCGGGCGCACCCGGCCCACCCGCTCGATGACCTCGTTGATGCTCGGCATGTCTCCGCCCCCTTTCAAAAATCGGGGCCGGGCGGGGGATTGCTCCCCCGCCGCCCCCTTGTGGTTCTTTCCTGTTAAGCCGCCTGGACCCATACGCCGTTGTTCTTGACGTAGAGGCCGCCGGTCTTGCCCGGCACGCTTTCAATCGTGTAGCATCCATCGCTGTCCGTGCTGTCAGATACAACGATAGAAGATTTAAGATTAAAAGCGGGGCGAGCCGCGACGCCGGCGTCGTACACGCGGTCGTAGCTCAGCGTGCCGTCGGTGCGCACGTAGGACGCGTCGAGGGCGTCGGAGTACGGGGAGCGCAGGCCCCAGCCCACGGCGGTGGTCGTGTCCTCCAGGTATCCGATGCGCCGCTGGTTGCTGTTGAAATAAGCAAAGGCCGTCCCCTCCGTCTGCCAGCCGGACAGCCCCACCTCCGTGCAGGACAGGGCGAAGCCGACGCGGTAGATGGTGTGCAGGGTGGCGACGCTGTTGCCCTCCGCCACCACGATGGGCACCGGCACAAGGCAGTCCTTGATCTCCGGGTCCAGCATCTGCGGCCAGATGCCGTCGCAGAACATATCCAGCGTACAGCCGAAGTAGCGGTTTTTGTAGGCGCCGCTGTCCGACGCGTTGTAGGCGATCTCGCTAAAGCACTTCTCCCGGATAAGGGTCACCCCGGAGCCAGTGCCGTAGTGGTCATTCCCCAGCTTGATGAACTTGGTGGGCTTGGTCCGCTCCGCCAGCTTCACCAGGCTGCCGTCGGCCAGATTGGAAATTAACTGTCCCATAGCGTTTTGTTCTCCTTTCGATTTTCCCGGGCTCCGGCGCTGGGAGGCGCAGCGCCGCCCGTCGATGTTCTGCGCGGGCCATGGCTGCGCTCAACCTCGCCCGCATCTGCTTTCGGAGCGCTCCCGTGTCCCCATGCTTGGCATGGGCCTCCCAGGCCACGTAGCTCTCCTCGATTTTCTCCCGCGTGATCTCGCCCGCCGCGTACTGCTCCTCCCATTTGCGGATGCGTCGTTTCATCCGCTTGGAGGAGCTGTGCCGCAGCTTCTTGATGACCTTCCCCGTCTGGGTCAGGTACACATGAAATCCGCAGAAGTCGATGCCGTTTCGCAGGGGAAAGATGTTCGTCTTTTGGTTCAGCTCCAGCCCCAGCCCGGAAAACCGTTCCCGGGTCAGCCGCAGGGCCTCCCGGGCTGTCTCCATGTCGGGGCAGATCACATACCAATCGTCGTTGTACATGCCGGACAGGGCCAGGCCCAGCTTCTCGTTGATGAAGTGCATGATGCTGTGGGTGAAGTACACCGCGAAGATGTGGCTGCTCTGGTGTCCCAGGGCCAGCCCCTCCACCTGGTCGATGTACGCCCACATGAGCCTCTGCATCCTCTTGTCCGGGAAGCGCTCGGCCAGCGCCCGCTTCAACCGCTCGTGGTCGATGCTCTGGAAGAAGTGCCGCACGTCCCCCTTGATGACCGCGCCGTCTGCGTAGTCCCACTCCTCCATGGGCCGGTAGGGGAGACCGGCGGCCTTGCGTGCCGCCTCGTCCGCCCCCTTCCGCCGCAGGAAGTAGGTCCGCATGTTCTCCGCCAGGTGCTCGACGCCTTGGTGCGTCCCCTTGCCCCTTTGGGCGGCGTAGGTGTTCCGGGTCAGACTTGGGCTCAATTCCGGGTAGATCACAAAGTCGTTTTCCGCCCGCTGTACCACCTTGTCCCGGAAGCTGGGTGCCTGAATGAGCCGCTTTTTCGGCTCATAGATTAGGAACGCGTCCAGCGGGTCCGGCGTGTGGTTCCCCCGTGAAAGAGATTTGGAGAGTATCAGCAGCTCCTCAACTGCGCGATATTCAAAAGCTGCCGTGCCCTCCTTGCTCCTCTTGTTCTTCCTGGTCCGCAGGAACGCGGCCCATAGAGTGTCGAAGGAGCACATTTCGTCAAAAGTCATAGGTTCTCCCATCCTTGCTTGGTCTGGATGGCGCGCAGGCTGGACAGAGCGCTGATAGCCGCCGGTATCTCCCCCCCTCGGGGGTGCCCGGGGCCTTCCCCGGTAGCGAGCCCGTCGGCGTCGCCCGTCATGTGTTTATCCCCCGTGCGTGCACGCACGGACGAAAGGATATGGCCTCCTTTGATGATGGTCCTCTGCTTTCACCGTTTGGCTACTTGTACGCGGTATTCCATCAAAGCGGGGCGAGCCGCGAAGTTGGCGTTGTACACGTTGTTGTTGTTCAGCGTGCCGTCGGTGTTCACGTAGTACGCGTTGTTGGCGTCGGAGTTCGGGGAGCGCAGGCCCCAGTTCACGGCGGGCGAAACAGGCCATACCCTAATGCAAGGCGGCTATCGCCGCCGGGCATCCAGATGCTCTTGCGCCGCCCTCTGCTGGTCCTTGCTGTACCATTTCGCGCACATATACCGGACCGTCAGGATGGCCCTGCTCCAGGTGGCCGCCTTGTGGGCGTTCACGCCGGGGTACTGCCTGCTCTCCAAGAGCCGCTGCACCTTCCGCCCGAACTGCTCGCACTTGGCGAGGGCCCGGCGCTGCATCCCCAGCCGCTCCCGCGGGTACTCCCGCAGGTCCAGCAGGTTGGCGCTCTCGATCAGGTCGCATATCTCCTCCGCCGCGTTCATCAGGCCCGTGCCCGTGGTGTAGCGGTACTTCTTGGGGATGACCTTCTCGTTGGCGCAGGCGTCGCAGGTGTAGAGCCACAGGTCCGCGGCCTTGCTCCCCAGGATAAAGTCAGCGCTTTTCTTGGCCTTATCGTCCATAGGGGCACCGCCTCCCTCTGATCTCCGGCAGAAGGTCCTCTCCGCCCTCTACCTCCAGCACACGCCCGGGAAGCATACGCACCGTCACCGCCCCGCCAGCGGGGGAGCGGCCCGTCAGGACCACCGCCCCGTCCGGCTGGCAGGACTGGCACGGCTGCTCCAGCTCCGCCAGGATGTTCCCGATGATGCAGGAGACCTCCGCGCTGTCTTTGCAGGAGATCGTTGTCACGGCTGCGCTGCCTCCCCGGCGGCGGCGATGGTGCCGCCCTGGACGGGCTGGGAGACCACCGGCGTGCCGCCCTCCTGGATGGTGGACTGCAACGTGTTGAGCTGCGCAGTCACGCTTGCAAGCTGCGTCAGGGCGCTTTCCTTGGCGCTCACCTGGGTTTCCAGCTCCGCCTCCAGCTCGCCCACCAGTGCGGTCAGGGCGGCCACATCGCCGGAAACGTTGGTGCGCACCAGTTTCAGCCCGTGGGTAGCCACACGGAAGGGGCCGTTGTGGGTCTGGATGACGTTGCCCTCCGCGTCCACCACCTGGACCGGCCCGGTACACAGCGCCGCCAGGGTCGCCTCGTCGATGCCGCCGGACAGCTCCAGCACCAGCGCCTGCCGCGCCACGCCGCCCACGGTCTCCGTCACCACGGCAAAGCCGCTGTCGTTGATTTCCTTGTTGCCTGCCTTGATCATGTCGGTATCCTCCTCTTTACCCGATGTTGATGTAGACGTCGCCGTTGGCCCCAAGGCTGGAGCCGGGCGCGCCGCTGCCGAAGTAGATGTTGCGGAAGCCCTTGGTGCTCCCGCTGGTGGGGGATACGCCGCCCACCGCGCCGGTGAACTCCCCGCCCGTCTTTGCCATTTTCCCGTCGGCATAGGCGAAAATATCCGCGTTCTTCCCCGTGGGGTCATAGACAGATTTCATCATGTCGCCGGGGTTCACCGCGTCCGCGCCCTTGGGGATGCCAAAGTCAAAGATGGGGGCGGCGTCCGGGCTGCCCGCCCGCCGCGTCACCGTGGCGTCGCTGCCCGCAGCAAGGGTAGTCGTGGTCCCCACCTGGATGTTGGGGGTCACGCCGTCCGCCCCCGCCGGTCCCTGCGCGCCGGTTGCACCGGTCGCGCCGGTCGCGCCGGTGTCGCCAGGGTCGCCCTTGGGGCCCTGGATACCCTGGGGTCCCTGCGCGCCCGTTTCTCCCTGGGGTCCCTGGGGGCCGGTTGCGCCCTGGGGTCCCTGCGGTCCTACGACCGAGCCAAGGTCAAAAGTAGGCATAATCTGTTCCTCCTTCCGTCAGACTTCCAAATATAGGTGTCCGTCCTCTCCGATGTAGTAGTTTGGCGGCTCGTCGCCGGTGTAGGAGCAGAGCAGGTGCCCCTCCTCGCTCACATTGAACGCCACCATGCCAGATGTCGCCACAGCCACGCCGTCAATGCCGCGCGGGCCAGGAGGCCCCTGCACGCCCTGGGGGCCTGCCGGACCCTGCGGACCAGCCGCCCCGGTCGCGCCCTGTGTGCCCTGGGGTCCTTGGATACCCTGGATGCCCTGCGGTCCGCGCTCGCCGGTCAGTCCTCTGGGGCCTTGGATGCCCTGCGCTCCGGTGAGGCCCTGGGGGCCAGCGGGTCCCTGCTCGCCCTTGTCGCCCTTCTGGGCGATAAGCTGCCAAAAACTGCCCTTGCCCGTGCTGGACGGAACATCCAGCGCCGGGTCAACGCCCACATTGGTGGTGATGCAGATGTAGGAGCTCCCCAGCCGGGACACCTTCTGGAGCGGGAGGTACTTGGTGCTGGGGTCCCAGACCTCCCACACCTTCACAGCCTCCTCCGCCTGGTTCAGCGCGTCCACCGCTGCCTGCACCGCCTCCGTCACCTGGGGCACGATGCCGTCGATCTGCACCTGGAGCTGTTGGGCCTGGGTGGGCGTCGGCTCCTTTGGCGCGCCGTAGGCGTCGTTGGGCTTGACCAGCAGATAGTCCGTCACCGTGATGGACACCGCTGTGGGCGTGCTGTCCCGGAAGCCCTCGATGGTGAAGCTGCACCACCCGGCCTCCGCCAGCGGCTCCGCCGGGATGGGGGTGTCAAAGGCGAGCGGGTCCTGCCCCTCCAGCAGCTCCTCCACCGAATGGGTCAGCAGCACGGACACGGGATCTTCTCCCAGGGCGTTGCGCCAGATGATGCGCTTGCTGAACTCCTCCCATTCCGCGCTGAACAGGATGTGAAGGGTGGTTACATTGGCCTCCCCCTGCACCCCTGCGTTCTTGCTGTCCTTTTTGACAAATTCACCGTTCACGGTGACTTGGATGGTTCTGTCCATGGCAATCCCTCCTCTCTGAAAAGGCGCGGCAAGGGCAGAGGGGACAGGTCCTCCGTGCCTTGCCGCGCCGTGTCGCAGCCGCCTGGGTATTCGCGGATTTAGAGTATTCTGTTGTCCTCCCGCCGGGGGGTTACAGGTTCAGGGCCTTGGCGTTGGCCTCGTACTCCGCGGCCTTCTGCTCCATGAGCCGGGCCGTGGCGGTGTCCTGCCGCATACTCTGCTCCAGGACCTGGGCGAACTTCCGCTTGATGCGGACGGTCTCGCCCCGTCTGATCTGCACCCGCTCGCCGTTCACGGCCACGAACACATCGTCCTTGTAGCGCTCGTTGTCCTTGAACAGCCGAATGGGCACCAGCTCCTCGTCCCGGGAAGCCGCCGGGGCGGGGGAGGGGGCGGGCGCTTCTGCCTGCGCCACAGCCGCCGCCTTGGCGTCGGCCAGGATTTTGTCAGCCTCGGCTCTGGCCTGGGCGATGATCTCCTCCGCCTCCCGGGCGGCGTCAGCCGTGCCCACGGCCTTGTCCATCTGCTCCTGCTCATTGGCGGGCTCTTTCTTGGTAGCCATACATGCTCCTCCTTGTCTTGGTAGTGAGAAGGGCGGCGGGGGGGGGGCCCCCCCCCCCCCCCGCCCCCCCCCCCCCCCCGGCGGCGGGGGGGGGGGGCGGCTGGCGCAGAGAAGCCCCCACCCCACACCCCCC